GTTTGGACCGCATATACATCTCCAAATCTCGGACCTTTTTTTAAAAAGTTAAACATAATCAGCCATCTATTATTTTTCTGTTCATGAAGTCTCCAAATTCTTCTATAAATGCATTATCTAAAGCTGATTTATCTAGCTTTGTTTTGCTCATAGTGAGCCTAACTGGATTTCCATCTATATCATAACCTATCAACTTAAAACAAGTTAAAAATTCACTCAGCGATGCTGTAATGGCTTGATTTAATATTACCTTAGATGGTTTTTTTCTATCATCTTTTAATTTTATTTTTAATGAATCTATTAAAAGTTTTTTAATTTCATCATCTGAATAATTGTCATCCCCATTATCCATATAATTATTTAATCTCACACAATATTAAATTGAAGATTCTTCTTTTTTAAAATATGTGTGATTATCGTACTTCTGAGGAACCATTTTTTCCAACAGTGTAGTGATTATAATTTCCATTGAACTGGTTTTTAAATTATAATTCTTTGGAAAGAACGATCCACCATCGTTTATTTCAAACATGAGGTCTCCTTTAAATTCTTTATTTTGATAACATGTTATCATGACGCTTCTTCCGCCAGGATCTATCATAACACTCCATTTTCTAGGATCTTGCTGTCCATAATCTTTAAATAATTTAATTGCAATGAATCCCGAATCTCGGAGTCTTTTTAAGAAATAACTGAAGGTTGATATTTTATTTTTATTATTCATTTTACTAAACTTGATATAATATAATTTAGATAAACTTTTTCAAAATTCAAGTTTATATTAGCAACTCCAAACTTTGTATTGATTTTAAAATTAAAATCATTGTCTTCTATGAAAGTTAAAAGACGTAAATTATCTAAATTTATAATAAAATCAGATAATTCAAAATCTACATTTCCAGATGTTATACATATGACATCACTATTTGATGATGTTTTGTCTTGCAAACTCCAATATAATTGACCATCATTTGTATATATGTATAGTTTATTAGAATCTGAAAATGCAGAATTGGTTTTTAACAAATTTTTTATGAAATTTTTAGAAACATTAAATTCTATATCATAAGATATGCTTTTAATTTTCTCCAAACTCATTTTTGTTTTTGCAATGAGTCCATCTTCATATAGATGATATTTAAATTTTATCTTATTGCCTCTATATTCTAAATTATTATTGTTTAAAATTAAAGTAACATCTTCCGATCCATCGCACATTTTTAAAGCGCTTGATAGTTTAGAAACCGATGGAATGTTTAATACTTTTTCCTCTTCAAAATCGATTTCTGTTCTTCCCCACAATATTAAAGATGCATCTTCGCTGTTTGATATAAAATAAATTTCGCCATTCTTAATATTAAGAATGGCGGTATCATTTATTTTAGATAATGATTCTAATAAAAAAAGAAAGTTACTTTTGTTAAGAATTATCTTCTGATTCATGTTGTATTAATGTGAGTAATTTATCAATTTTTTTATTTAAATCTTCTAATATTTTATTCTGTTTTCTTAACAATTCATTTGTCGTCTCTTGCTCAGATTTATTGAATTTTAATTCTAACTGATTCTCATCAACTGTAGATTGTGGTTGAATTTGAACTGGCTGTGGTGTTTGAGGCATCACAGGTTGATATGTGTGATTAATTTCAATAGACTGAGGTGATATTACTGGCGGTTGACGCACTTGAGAGGATCTAAAATCTCTCTCAAGTGCATTTTTAATACCGCTAGATATCCCGCCATCCCTCATGCCATCAACTTTCGGTTGCTGATCATTGAAATACATTGAGTCTATATCCTTACCCAATGCAAACATTGGACCAGCAAATTCAATCAATGCTTGTTTTTCTTCGGGAGTCAACATATTCAGCTATCGAGTTGATCTAACAATGCATCGATTTCATCATCGACATCTTCGATTTGTGGTTTGGTTTTTTTAACTTCTTTCTTTGCAGGGAAATCAAAAGGGATTTCATCTTCTTCATCTTCTTGATCATATTTCGATGCTGTAGATTTAGCTACAACTGATGATGGTTTTGTTTTTTCAGTATCTGAAGATTTCCCAAAGAAATGAGTATTTAAAATTTCTTCAAGCTCGTCAAATGTTTTAACTGGATAAATCTGTTCAAGATCGTGAACCTTTGAATAGATATCTTCAATTTCTTCATCATCAAGATTTAGAACTGGCTTGTTGTAAAAGCCAGAAGATTCAAATGTGGTATAATCACCACGACCTTCCGCTTTGATCTTCAAATTAGCACCTTCTGGACCAAGATCAAAGATACGAGCGCCAAACTCATCAGCACCATCGCCAGTAAGAGCGTCATCAATAATCTTCTTAATTTGTGGTCCAATCTTCAGAACTTTAACAGTCCCATTGTTTTCTGGATTTGATGGATCATCAATAACATAAATATTAACAAACCAATTTTCCTTACGACGAATGATTTTACCAAGTTCTTTTTCTGATTGATCTTCAGATTTAATAAGTTTCCAAAACGTTTCGGTAATTGGATCACGATCATTAAATGTTTGTAGAGATAGTGTTGAAATATAACTACCAGTCACCTTGCTTTTCCAACCATGAGTGTAGTGGTGGAAAAATGTCTTCTCTGGATCATCCAAATTTGGAATAAGACGAACGGTATATGTTTTCCCAGCAGGGAACTTCATTACATTCGCAAATGCACTGCTTCCAGATGATTCATTTGTTTTATTAAGAGCATCTTTGATTTTCTCAAACATGCTTGCATTGAATTTAGTTTTTGTCGTTTTCATAGATAATTATTGTTTAATTTTTTTAATGATTTTAATTGTTAATGTTATTATTATTAATGCTAATATTGATATACCAATCAAAGTTAGGATTAAGAATAATATCGGTGACATCACCCACATCCAACTTATATTAAGGATACCAACTAATTTTAGAAAAGCAAGTGCAAATGTCAAATATATAGAAACTTTAAATATTGTCATGTTTGTTTAATGTTTGTTTTATTTTTTCTATTGCTTGTTTTCCAAAAGCTTTCATTTTCTTAGAAGACTGATATTTGTTTCTTGTGACTTGAAAGGTTTTCCAAAAATCACCAAAAGCAAAATTCAGTATGTCTGAATCTACATCAATATTTGAAAATGTCAAGGCGTGTAAAGTGTAATAATTTATTTTGTGAGATTTCAAATGATCTATGAAAGATGGTAAGGTTCCTGTAGAATATGTTTTATATTTTTCCAAAGAAATATCACAGTCTTTACAGAACTTCAATATAAATTTTAAAGAATTTGAAAATCTCACCAATGATTCTGAAGAATCTGGATCTTCAGAATTCAAAATTTTCATATAATTAGTATAACAAGTGATCGCCTTTAATGTAGTATAGTATTCCAAAGGAAAATAAGTTTCATCTGGATATATTTTATAAGGAGCAATAAAGAAATAATCAATAACTACAGTTTTATTAGAATTTAAAAATTTTTCTATTTTTTGTAAAACTATAAGTTTATTCTCTTCTAAATTATCAAAGTTTTGTTTTTGTTTAAATGGTAAATTTTTTACTTTTCTAGATATAGCTAAATGACAATTATAAATGCGCTTTTGATTATCGTTTAGTTTTAGCATTTTTTTTATTTTTATTACAACTGTTTAGATATTTTGTAACATACTTGCTCTTTACAAGACTTGGATCGAATTCCAAAAACAGTTTAACAACTTCATAGTCAGTGTCAATAGATAAAATGTCTTTAAGTAAACTTTTCATTTTTTCATTTTGCAATGTGAAAACGAAGACGTTCTGAACTGACATTTTCTTACCTTGAATATTCATAATGAACGTGCAGTAACACATAAACAAATGCATTTGTTCATTTTCAATGAGTGTGGTGTACGGGGGAGCTATCATAATTCAATTAATGTTGTTGTAAAATCTAAAAATTTTTGAGTAAGTTTCCCACCAGAAGAATTGACACTTCCTCCTCCGTTGCAAATATTTTCTGCCATGAATTTTATATCAGCTGATGAGTTTCTTTTCTTTCTAAAAGAAACAAACTGAGTATTAACATTTACTATGATTGCAATTTCATAATCATAATTATCCAATAACGAATTGGCTATTTCATTAGCGCTTCCTTTAGAAAAAGTAGCAATTACACTGTGACCTTTGTACTCTCCTTGATATAAACATAAATTCTCAAGTTCAGAATTTAAATCTTTATAAAAAGATGATGATAATCTTAATTCAGATTCTGACAACTCTTGATAACCAGACCAGAACTTGTTTACAAAGTTATAAAATCTATTATTTCCACTTTTTCTAAAAAGACCATTTAATATTTTAGCCTCTCTTGTTTTTAATTCATAACTATTATAATCATCTACATAAACTATTAATTTTTTAAGGTCTGATGAAAATTCAAATTTATCTTTAAATTTTTTGTATAATAGTTTCGTACATGATGTTGTATCGTCATCTATCAATGTAGAATCATACACCTTTATATTTTCTTTTTTATCAGAAATAATAATAACTTTTTTATCATCAATTTTATTAATGGTATTTTGATCTAATGGAATTCCAACTATGAATATTTTATCATATTTATTCGAATTCTCATTGAACCATTCTGTGTATTTCTTTTCAAAGTCTCCGAAAAATACACATTGATAATCAAAATTGGATTTAGCAAACGCATTACCCAAAATAATAGTAGATGCAACTCCATCTAAATCACAGTTTGTCCATAAAAATACATTCATGTATTATATGATTTAATTTAATTTGCAAATTTTTCAAGTAATGAAAGGTCTTCTTCGTTGATCATTTCTTCTTCTTCATCAGATTGAACAATACTCAATGTAGAATAATCAATTTTCATGGGTTGAACCATTCCTCTTGGACCATATCTATTTTTCATCATGCCTAATCTAATTAATCCCAATTCTTGATCTTCTTCATTTTGGAAAATAGATATAATAACATCAGCGGTGGCTGCTAATCCTACAGATTCTGAGATTGTAGCCAAATCTGGATTGTCGGTATTGAACCCTGACTTGTTAAGCTGTGTAGCACTAATAATAGGACATTTAAATATATAACTCATAGCACGAACCTGCTCACATATGTATTTCACACGTTCATAAGAATTAGAACCTATAGTAGAATGAAGCAAGTTGACATAATCTATAACAATAGCATCCACTTTCTCACCAGAATCTTGGAATTTTTTGACAAATGCTGTGAGTTGTTTTGGAGTGACTGTACTAGGAGGGAATTCTTTAATAAAAATTTTACTCTTTGGAAATTTCTCTTTCTCAGATTTCAAAAAATGCTGTAAAGATTTGCAAGAAGATTGAAATTCTTTAAGTGGAATTTTTGTTATATTTGAACATATTCTTTTTGCGTATAACATTTCACTCATTTCAAGTGAAATGACAAGAACCGTTTTATTTTGTTTAGCAATGTTTGCTGCTATATTACCAAGAAATATACTCTTGCCGATGTTTGTCTGTCCAGCGAAAATATATAATGATTTTCCATCTTCTCTAAAGCCTCCACCCAATGCATTATCTAACCATTCCCACTTCGATGGAATTGTTTTTTCAACATTTGTAAAATCGTCAATGATACGATCAGAATCTGAGAATATTTCTAATCCATTGTCAGTTACTAATTTAATATTGCATGATTTTTCAAACTGCTCAAGTATATTTGATGTGTCTACAACACCATCAGATACATCATTTGCAACTTTTAATAAAGTATGATAAACGCTCTTCTCTTTTAAGAAAATTTCAGTGTTTTCATATAATTCATCAATATCTAAATTTTTATCTAGATCTTTAAAAGATGATACGAGTTGTTTAAATCCTTCTTTCAAAGAATCTTCAACTAAGTATGACTTAATTTCTGTCATACTTGGCAATTTTTGCCTTTTATCGTAAAAATTTCTAACTATTTCAAAATATTTCGAAATTCTTTTGTCTTCAAAATATTCTGGATTTATATAATCTGCAATTGCATTTAAATAAGTTGCATCAATTAAGCATTGTCTCGCTAATATTTTTTCAAAATGTTCTAAATCAAGATTCATATTTGTTCAAAAACCACTTTTCGGCTGCTTTCCACTCATCTGTAAACTCTTTTAATCCTGGAGATTCATGATTTATATAGATATCTCCAACACCAACCTTATGACCCATCTTATGGCAATTTAAAGAAAAGTCAAGATCATAAAAATGAGCCTTCGCTGGATTTGTAATATCAAATCTTGCAGTTTCAATCACTTTACGATTCATTGCCATAAAAACACCATCCAACATAACCACTCTATGTGGGTATGGTCCAAAATTTGTCATATTTTTAATCGTTTCGTTTCCATGCGCTACCGCACCATGGAGATTGCCTCCTCCAAACCCACCGCCCATGATGTGCCATAATGCTGGACTTTTTAAGTTTATTTGAGATGTTCCAGCCACTTCAATCAAATCATATTTTTCAAATAATTTTATTAGTTTTGGAGTGGGGTCATATTCTAACCAAATATCATCATGAGCTAATACCAAAGCGTCCCAATCTTCTTCTAATGCCTTATCTATGGCTTTATTATACGCCTTTGGTAATCCTTCACTATTGTTTAAATCAAAAGCTATATTTATATCTAAATTTATTTCTTTTATGCTTTTTAATAAAGCGGTATCTTTAGGGTCGGTTTTTCTTGTCGCTGAAAAGAACGCAATTCTCATATTTAAACGATATCAGATCTATTTAATTTGTCAATTTGCTAAATATATTCATGAATTTGTTTAATTTTGAATATTTTACAGAAAGAGCTGAAATATTGACTGAAATGGCAAGACCATTTGTATTGTTTGGTGCTGGAACACCAGCTAATGTGAAATATAAAGAATTAATGAATCAATTAGTTCAAGAATATCCAGGAAAACCCCCCACATCATATAGAATAACATTAGATAAGTATTTTCTAGACAAATTTAATGAAAAGTATGAAATTTATAAATTTTCAAAGCAAGATTTATCAGATTATATAGAATCTAATTTAAGAAATATAGCTTCTGTAATGTTTGATGATGAAAATGCTTTAGATTTGACCGATGACGAGATGCAAAGCTTTGAATTGAATTCAGATTCATCATTGGAAGGTGATATTTTATATCATTTTGAAAAGAAATTGGATAAAAATGATTATAAAGCATTTAATAAGAATTTTTCAACTATGGTTAGAAACAACAATAAGTTGAAAATGTCTTTAAAAATGATCAAATCATTGATTGCAGAAGATGAAAATGAATATGTGTTGAGTGGAAATGAAATTGTCAGGTATGAATCTAACGGTTTAAGTGATGCATCTGCATCCAGATCTACTTTAGAAAAAGTTTCAAGTGAAAATAAAGAACAATTTAATAATTCCGATTTTATAAACTCACTAAATTCAGAAGAGGCAATTTCTTATGCTGAAACCGCTTCAGAAAGATCAATAAGATCCAAGGGAATGGAAAAAGCCAGAGTGGAGACCACTGGTATAAAATTTAAAGATTTTTCTCAACTTGAAAATTATTTAAAACCTACTTTAAAACAATTGAATCGTGATATGCACACACGAAACATAAGTATTGGAAGAGGTGGAAAGGGGGGAACGAGAGCAGAATCAGAAGCAGTAGATTCTCAAGGATCTGATATTGGATTACCATTTTCTACTTTATATATAGATAACATTTTAGATATTTTATCTATATTGATATCAGAAAGAAAAAAATTACCAACAGAAACATCCAATGATATATGGGGTAAAAGAGATCAACAACTCGGATCATCTAATATTTCAATAAAGCCACAATATTTAAATTATGAAATTTCTATTCCATCACAATTATTAAAATCATTCTCTGCTAAAGAAATTGAAGACATATATTTAGGATTTGAAAAAACATATGATAATTTCGAAAATAAACAATTAGAATATACTGAAGATGATTTATCAAAAACTATAAACAAATTTAAAGATTCTCTTCCCAAATTATCAAATCTTTTAGAATTTTTCAAAACATCATTATCTGGAATCGAAAAACAAAAAGATGAAATTGAACAAGATCAATCTTTCATAGGATATGATGATGATTTAGTTAGAAAATATTTTCCAGATACTGAAAGTGAAGAATTTAAAAATTTCACAAACTGGTATACAGCTAAAACAAAGTATGAAGAAAAATTAAAGAATGATCTTTTGGAAAGAATATTCAATTATCTTTCTAGTATGAAGGAAAAAGAATCACCAGACGCTGTTGAGAATGAATTTAAAGGAACTGATTCCGATTTAATGAAAAAATTACAAACTTATGAAAATAAAGTTAGAAGTTTAGAAAAAGCATACAAATATAGACCAACTGATCAATTAAAATCCGAAATAGATAATTTAAAAGAGATTATAGATTCAATTAAATTCAAGTATAACATAGAAGAACCACAACAAGATGAAGAAGAATTAGCGGTCATGGATTATATGACAGAACAAGTTAAAAAAGATAAATTATTAAATTCAAAAGGACAGTTTGTTGAAAAAATGAACAAAAAACCATTAAACTATTGGCACTGGAGTCAAATAAATGGATAAAATAAAACCCCGCTTTTGCGGGGTTTTTGTTATTAATCTTCTAATATCTCATCTTCATCTTCTTCAATTTCATCTGGGGGTATTTCTCCAACTTTATTACCATACGACCATTCTTGTTTTAAACGAGATTCAAGTTCTGGAAGTAATTTATCCCACACAGATTGGTCCTTTCTCCAAGATTTATAAAATCCCAGCTTTTCTCCATTCCAATCTGTATATGTAGCTCCATTAGCAATAACTACACCCATCTCTTTCATGATGTCAAGTAAACCAAAATACTTGTCCAAACCTGTGGCGAATGAAAGATACATCTCACCTTCAAGATATTGTTTGATAAAGCGATTTTTAACAGTAAGTGCTCTAATAATAACACCTGAGTAACTTTTCTGCCCAGCTGCTTTAGTATCTTCGATTGTTTTACCTCCATCATCTTTCACTGGTTTTCTAGCTAATTGAATTGTCACTGAAGGTAAATAAATTGCCGCTTTACCACCAGCAATGTTTTTCTCAAGAGTTGGATACATTTGACTAGGATCATCATACACATGATTCGTCATCAAAATGGGCGTTTTGGTCATTGTTGACATGTTTGTACATGTTTTCAATAAACTTTTGATACTTTTAGCAAACGTTCCCATGTCGGATGATGTATTTTCCTTATCCATCCTACTGAGTTCCAATTCACTTTGTAAGTTCGCTAAAGAATCAATTGCAATAATAAATTTACCTTCTAATCCTTTTTCTTTTACTGATTTTAAAAGTTTGTAAATTGAATTTCTTGTATTTTCAGCAGTTTGAACATTTACATATTTCACTTTGCTGGTATCAAGACCCGTTTTAGCAGCACTTTCTTCATCAATAGCACCTTCTGTATCATAAATCACAACTTGCATGCCCTTTTGTTGAGCATTCGCTAAGATTTTAAGAATAAAACCTGTTTTGAATGTCTGGCTGGGACCAGCAAATTGTGTTACACGACCTCTAGGAACACCACCATACAGTGAACCAGAGATCAGTGCATTTAATACCATCGATCCAGTGTCAATCCAATCATCAATTCCAGTTAACTTACTGTCACTTAGATATGATGAGTATGGTGTAATGTCATCAATGCTGCTCAACACATCATCAATGTCTTTTTGACTGCTGTTTTTTGCCATATTACAGATCGTTAATAGAGATTACTTTAGGTGAATTTTGAGCAACTGTGTCTTGAGGGGTATTAATCTTTTGATATTGAGAAACGATGCGATCATCTAGTTCAACATCTGAAATAGCGACGTTCGATTTAGTATATGTCCAAATATTCTTGTCACGGCTTTCTTTACTGATAAATTCAAAAAAGAATAGAGGAAATGTTTGGACTTGAAGTTGACCAGATGGTTCTGGTTGAACATGAATAATAACAGGATTATTAATACTAACGGTAGCTGCATCTTCAGATGCTAACACACCCATGATTGTTCTTCCGATTTGGTCTTGGATTACGATATGTTTTTCTTTCATATGATTTAATTTACCATATCTTATTCTGAAGTCAACATCTTTCGATGTTCTTTTAAAATTTTATTAAATGCTTTTCCGACATTGTGTTTTTTAGAAGCTAATAATATAAAATGTTTCATTAAAGATTCGAACGTTTTTATAATTAAGTTATGTTTTTGTGAAAATTCTTTATTTTTAGTATATTTTTTTCCAAACATAATCACTTCAAATATTTCTCATGTATACTCCATATTTTCAGAA